CCATCCGATCGGCATCTTCGTCCTGCTCCTTGATGATTACCTCTATCTCTTCATCATTCAGTCCGAAGATCTTCGACAGAATCCAGTGGAGCGATACGAACTCCCGCATCCGACTAGCTAGGTCTGCTTTGGCGTTACGGGCCTCCAATTGTGCTAACTCGAAAATGGCGGAGGGGACAGTCATATGTACATCGAAATCCGCCTCTCGGGGATCGATATTCAATGCTGCCAAGTGCACCCGGGCAATCTTCGACGCGCCAGCCCGCAGCTCGTTCTGAATCCGCAGCACTGTACGAGCAAAACGAACGTCCTCTGACGACAGGACTGCGCGGGCAACGCCCTCCTCCTGCGCCAAGTATGCCTTCGGTATTTTGATTGCCGCGAACAGCTTCGAGCGGAAGTACTCAACGTCGTCCATGTGCTGCCAGGACGGTGATCCAAGCACCTCAACGCGCGTGCTCTCCGTCCCCTTCCGAACGGGAACAAAGAAGTCCTCGTCCATGCTCAGCGGCTCGAACTTCAGGTCGAGCTTGCCGGTTGACGGGTTGTAGAACTTCTTCTTCTTGAACTGCTGGCGGACCTTGTTGACGTAAGCCAGGGCCTCCTGCGGCGGAAGGTCTCCAACGTCAACATAGAAAGCATACCTCTCCGGTGCTCGCTGCAACCGGTAGATCAAAGCGGCGTCTTCCAGGAGCATCAACCGCTTCCAAATCCACCGGGCCGGCTCCAGAACTGAGTAGCCGTAGAGGGACCTGCGGTGCTTTCCCCGCAAGCGCATGTGCACAACTTCCCAATCCTCCAGCGCCGCCGCCTTGTCCAGCTTTCCCATTCCCCCGGCGCTCTTCTGCCCACCACCTTGCATCCCCATTCCCATGTTCGCGGTACGCATGGTTAGGATCTGCTTGAACTCGTCTGGTGAGAACCCGAAGCGGCCCTTGTAGTCCTGGATGAACCCGAACAACTCTCCACGCGGCCCCTCGATGCGGCGGACCGTGGCAGGCGCGAGGAAGTTCAGCCCCTGTACACCCTGATCGGTGACCAGCACCTCTTCGTAGTCGTTGCCGTACTTCACCAAGGTTCGAGCGATCTCCCACGCCTCTTCCTCGTAGCGCAGGACTTTCCTGAAGAGGTCGTCGAGGTTCGTCTCGATTGCCTTGTCGGGGGAGGTTACCCACAAACAACGATTCCTAGGCGTATCCAAAACCGTGGAATCGTCTGCGTAGATGTCGATTGATGCTGCCAACTCCGGGTAGTCGTCCATCTCCTCGTAGTCAACATACCGGCTGAGGAGGTCGTGCTCTAACCTCAGGTAGTCGGAGAGGACATCATACCCGTAGGCTTGCAGAAGGTCGTAACCTGAAACGGGGTACCCCGAAGCGGTAGTACCCTTCGCCATCTGGATCGCGAGTTGTTCTTTGTCCCTACTCCAGAACTCGCGAATTTTCTGCCCTACATCCGAAAGCCAACCCACGTGCTTACCCCTGAATCCGAAGTGCCTTTGCGAAGGCGGCGTGGAAAATCTCGGGGCGCTCCTTCAACTCATCCACCAGCTTCGTTGCCAACGTCTGCGGGAGCTCCTCGATCGGAGCGTAATCTGCTGGTCGCAACGCGCGAGAGGTCAACTCAGCTCCAGCAGCTTTCGCCATCACTACGCCCAAGTCCTGGATGATCTGCTCCATCGGCATATATTGAACTAGGTCCTGGGCCATCTTGTTGGAGATCGTTGAGGGAGAGGTCAGAACTGTAGCTGTCGAGGTAATGGATACCTCGGTCAGCCCCAGAACATCGCGCATCTCCTCAAAAACCGCGCTCAGCGAACGACCATGTGGACGCATCGGATCACCACTCATCGCCAGCAGTGTCATAACCTACCAGAAAAGGGGGTAGAATGTCTGCAAGATTCTGACTTTCTCCCGCCAACCGTTGGCCAGCCAACACTGCGTGCTTCTGTTCTTCCATCCACGCATCCCCGGCGTAGGTCCGGCTTTTCAGCATCGGCAAGGGCTTAGCCGTCCGGTGCTGCAGCAAGGTGAAAAGGCACCCAGCCAGAGCATCGGACACATCCTTGCTGCCGTGCGGCGGGTGGTCAACCTTGTTCTTCTCCCGGTCAAGCTCCAACTTCTGGAGCTCGTCGATCAGCGGAGGGTAACGATAGACCTTCAACCTGTTCTCGTAGAGAGCGAGCTTCAGGTTGTCGTACGGCTCGATGGTCTTATCAACGGAGACCAACTCCGTGTTGTACCCCCGGGCAGTGAACTGCTGAAGGGAATCAGCGCTCTGATAGGAGTCCATCGAAACACAAGCTATGGAATAGCCGTGCTCGGTCAGGTCGTAAACCAACCGGCGGATGTCGCCCAACACGATCTCTTCCCCCGGAGGCGGGACAATCTGGAGGACCACATCCACCACGTAGACGGGAGCAGACTCCTGAAAAACAACTCCATCTTCCGACCGACGATCTACGGCGGTCCACCCTCCAATGTGCGCCATGCAAAACCCTGTGGAGTCGCTAGTAAGCGAAGGGTCGATGTGGACGTGGCGCAGTGCGTGTGGATCCAACCTAGGGCGAAGCATCTTCAGCGGGGCACCGGCCAACCCAGGCTCAGCAACCTGCTTGAGCATCCTACCCCACAGGAACTTCCCACCCCGTGAAGGATCGTATAGATGCGTCGAAAACGGATGCAGCCTGCTATCGTCGATGGCCTGGTCGATTTTCTCTCGGCGTTGGATGAACGGCGACACTGCCACCGTAGCAACACCCGCAATGTCCCTGATGGCACCTTCCAAGTCCCGCTCGAAATCGGGCTTGAAGTCCTCCGGTACGTCGATGATCACGCACCCCTCCGGGAGGGTCTTCTTCAGAGCGTCCAACTCCTCGTCTTCGACGATCTTCGAGGGGATGCTCTCGTTACCGCACAGAACCCAGAACTTCCTCGCAGAGTAGTACTCCTCCGGCTTGACATCCCACAAGGAGTAGTCCCGGACGAACACCTCTGGATCATCGCGTGCCTCCAATACACGACGTGCCGTGAAGTCGTCCTTGGTTCGCTTAGAGGACACTAGGAACAAAATCCCTGGTAGAGACCCATGCCGCTCGAAACGCGACTTCATCCTCCGCTTGATGGCGGCGTACAGGTTCTCGGCCTTGTCGTAGATCCCCTTCCTGGCCCCAAGCTGCTTCGACTGCCGAGACTTGTGCATGAAGTTGGTCTCGTCGATCGCTCCGGACACGACGTTCAGACCTAGCGCCGAGGAGTCGGTGGAGGCTCGCGCTGCCACCCAGACGTTTCCGGGGAACCGAAGCTCCTTCTTGGTCACCTTGAAGGGAAAGTTCTCCTGGAAATAGGGGGAGGCACGAATCTTCGTGGCGATGTTCTCGAAGATAACCTTGATCGCCAACGTCTCGTTGACCGACAGGTTCACGATGGAGATGTTGGAGTCCTTGGCCAGGCCGAAACTATCGTGAGGACTCTCCATACACGACAGCTCGTAGAGAATCCGGCAGATGCCGATGGAAGCGGCGAACGTCTTCCCGTAGCCGATGCTACCGGTGAAGATGCACTCGTTGTAGCCGCCCGAAAACAACTCCGTTAGATCGTCTAGGAGCCGTGGATAGATGTTGTCGCAGGTGTTCCCAAGGTAGTACTTGTCGAGGCAGAAAGTCTTCATATCGACAAGCGGATGCTTGTACTCGACCTGGTTGATGACCCCCATCAACGACGAGTCATCCGAGGGCTGCTGGTCTCCAGCAGAGATCTCCTGGAGCATGAGTTCGACTACTTCACGCTCGTCCGGCGAGAGTCCATCCAACTCACGCCGCAGTAACTGGAGCTTCTCCTCCCGAGTCCTTTCGCTTCGAGACCGGCCTCCCTTGTCAATGATCACTTACCACCCCCGACTCACCTTCGACCGGAACCGCCTCCTCTTCCACTTCTGCATCTGCGTCATCGACGGGCTCGGCCTCCACATCAATGATCTGCTGGGAAGGGTCCGCACTCAATTGGAGGAGCCGCTGCGCCGCCCCGAGTACCTTGCGGCGGGACTCCGGATCGGCCAAGACCTTCTCCACTGCCTCGGAACCATAACGACCGGCGACTCCAGCAACGAAGTTCCCATCCACCTGAAGCTTCCCCATGTGGCGCGTGGCCAACCCAAGGTCCATCTTGAGGTCGGCGTAGTTCGCCAGAATCTCCCTTGCCGTCCGAATCTCCTGAGTCATCGACGGCATCAGCTTCCGGATTTTCTTCTCGGTAGCCGCGTCGATGCCGATGCGATCCATCTGGAGCAGGAACAGCTTCTCCATCTCCTTCAGCTCGTCAAGTCCCTCTGCTACCCGCTCCTTGGCGTCAATCATCACTTTCGGCATTCGACGGGAAATGAGCTCTGTTTTGGGGATAGACGCTCGGAAGTCATTGAGCACAGTAATCAAACTTCCTCGCGTGATGTCAGTGTACTCCTTGCGGTCTTCTTGAATGACCCGAGCAACCTCCGACATCGGGAAGCCGTCTAGGATCATCGAGTAGACCTCTTCGTAACAACGGAGGCGCTTTACTTTGGCGAACTTGGCGTCACGGCTGACGGACTTCACCCGATACGGCGATCGAGCCTTCGGCTTCCGCTTCTTGCCGTTCCCCTGACTGGCCCCGTTCCCTGAACCAGAATCCATACAACTACTCCAACCGTCTTGAAATCTCCACTAATCTTACCAGGTTGACCGCTGAAGGCCAATCCACGACTCGTACACCATCGAACTCAATAAGAGGTACGCCTAAGCCGTGGTCATCAATGTACACGTCTGCAGGGATCTTCCCGTGCTCCCCAAAGTCGATCTTGTGGAAAGGAACCCCGTTACGAAGCAATGCTTCCCGCATCGCTTGCATCGCCTGCGCGTGCTCTATCGGTGTGTCGGGTGTGAGGGTACTAGCACGAGAGGACCAGATAGTGAGTTGGTGACCTACACGCTCAAACCGCCGCATGGCCCGGCGCGCACCGGGAACAATCGGCCCTACTT